GATGTTCAGTGTAAGGACGCGAACGAATGTTTAATCGAACACGGGGCGGAAGTCTTGGCCGAGTGCCTTGAGCAGCGCACGCACAATCCCGTTGAAGGGCTATATCGTGTATCGGATTACGTCAATCAGGTGAAGGACATCTACCACGGCAATGTCCAGCAGCCCATCTCCACGGGGTGGTCAAATATGGATGAGATTTATAAGGTTATGCCAGCGACCTTCCAGATTGTTACGGGGATACCAAACCACGGGAAGTCAAACTTTCTTGACCAGTTGATTGTCCAATTGAATAAAAAACACGGGTGGAGGTTTTGTATTTTCTCACCCGAACACGGCGTTGCGTCTCATGTGCGGCGGCTTGCCGAAAAGGTTATTAGTATGCCCTTTGATGAAGGTCCAAGCCCGCGTATGGGCGAGAGTCAGCTTGAAGCAGCCATGCAAAAAATGGATGAGGCGTTTTATTTTATTGAAAGCCAAGATGCCCTTCCAGCAATTGATTGGATTTTGGATAGGGCAGCGGTAGCCGTTAGGCGCTTCGGTGTCAGGGGGATTGTGATTGACCCTTACAACATGATTGACAGTAGCCGAGAAGGTAACAAGCGAGAGGATGAGCATATCCGAGACCTGATTAGTCGTTGCAAGAGTTTTTGCAGGCAGCATGATATTGTCATGTGGATGGTGGCTCACCCGAATAAGCTCCGTAAGGACGGTGCGGAACTCCACTATCAGCCGCCCAGCCTTTACGATGTTAGTGGTTCAGCGCACTGGTATAACATGGCGGACGTTGGTCTGGTTGTTCACAGGGACTTTGAAACAGAGATAACGAGGGTGATTACGCGCAAGATTAGGGAGCAAGGGCTATACGGGCAAATCGGGGAGGCGTTTTTCAAATATCACCTCCCGACAAAAACCTATCTTCCAGCGTAAATTAAGGCTTGTTAAAAATGTAAAAATGGATATTATGAAGGTCAGTGCAACTCCTCCCTCGATTGCACTGCTTTCATAGCTAGAAGGGGCGGCTTGTTGCGGGCTGCCCCTTCGTTTTTTCGGGATAAAAAAAATTAAAAAAATAAAAAAAGGGGGTTGCATTATATACATTTGTAAGCTATATGAAGGTCATGATGTTGCAAAACATCAAGCAAGTTCTAGCCGCCTTACGAGGTAGGCGTCATGTTGAAGACTGACGAGTTGGAGTGGCATTATGTAGGGCATTACAAAGCGAAAGAAGCGCGGGGTTAGCTACCCGCGTTTTTTTTTGCCTAAAAAAATTTTTGTCAAGCAGGAGCAAGAGTAAAAAATCATGCCATACTTTCCGTATGAGTATGCAGAGAAAAATTGACGGGGCACAGATATTGGAATGGCGGCCAGCAGAGAGTGAGCTGCTTGATGAGCGCTTTGATGCTGAAGGCATTTTATATTCTGGTAAAATCCCCGCGCCCCAAAAAATAAACAAAAAAACCATTGAAGAAGGGCAGCATCCTTTGAGTGCGCGGGAGTTGCAGATAAGGAATTACTGGCACAGCAGACGTGACCCCATAATTCTTCTACAAATTGGATAAGAAAAGTGTTTACAAACGTATAAACGCACGCTACTCTAAGCTCGTAAGCAACGCAACAAGGGAACAATTAAGATGTTTGATTTTGAAAAAAACCAAAGGGTTTGGGTTAAAATGCCTCCCACAGGTGGGGTCGATAACTATTGCTGGGTTGAGGGTCGGGTTATTAAGACTACCGCAAAGCGCGTTCTGGTTGAATACACAACGGGCAAAACGCACATAACCTATCAAGCACCGCATAACGTCTGCCCATTTGAAATAGACCCATTGAGTTCAACGCGATAACCAGCGCATGATAGCCTATGGCGGGCGGGGGTTTTTGGAGAAGGATGACCCGCCCGTCACCACAGCAATAGAGGGAAACATGAATATTTTTATTTTGGAGAATCACCCAGTTGATGCGGCGCAAATGTATTGCGACAAGCACGTTCCCAAAATGGTCTTGGAGTTGGGACAGATGTTATCTACCGCCCACAGGCTACTCGGTGACTATACTTGGGATGGTATGTATAAAGAGGCTTATGTGAATCATCCATGCACCAAATGGGTCAGGGAAAGCTCCGCAAACTATAGCTGGGCAGCGTCACATTTTCAAGAATTGGCGCTTCAATATGAATTACGGTTTGGCAAAAAGCACAAGACTTGGTTAGACCACGGCATTGATTTGTGGAGGACTCCTTATTTCCTAAGTTGGAAATCACTTGAAGAAAAAAAAGGTTTGACGCCATTTGCTCAAGCAATGCCCGATGAATATAAGAATGAATGTGCCGTAACAGCGTATCGCACATATTACAAAAACGACAAAAAAAGATTTGCACGCTGGGAAAGAGGCGTAAATCCGCCGTATTGGTGGTGAAAAAAAAATACTTTTTTGAATAAAAGTGTTTACAAATGTATAAAGGGGCGCTACTCTAATCATGTAAGCAACGCAACCAAAGGAGACTTACAATGAACGTAGAAACAACCATAGAAAGCATTGAGGAAAGGCTTGAGTGTGCAAACAGCCACCGCGAGATGTGCGAGAAAGATTTGCACGAGGCTTTTGCCGCGCTAGGCGTGGCCGCCTACCACAAGAATGAGGAAGATGTGGTTGACGCTGTATTTTCCGTCACCCTGATTCTGGAAAGCCTTGAGGAAGTCAAAAAGAACATCGCTGAGATGGAGGTTGAGTTAGATGGATAACGTCATCACAGATAGGATTAATAAGAACTTTGAATTTACCATTTGGCAGCAGGAGGGGCGAAAAACTTTTGAGGTCGCTCTTTGGAAAGGCGAGGAGGCGGTTGCCGTTTGCCTTTGGGCTGGTTTAGCGAAGGGCATTACTTGTGATGAATATTTGCAGTATTGCTCGGACTTTGACAGGGTCATTAAGCTGAATAAGCTGGCCAGAAAATGGGTGGCACAACAAGAAAAAAAAGAAGAAGTGAGAGTTTTAACAAAGCTGGGCTATATGTAGGAGGGGGATATGAACTAAATTATAATCATTCTAAACTAAGGGGCTTGGGGAAACTTGAGCCCTTTTTTTGTTGAGGGGGCTTTTGTTCCTTGCTATGTTCTTGCTACAGGAGAGCCAAATGAGCAAGCCACAGATACAGAACAAACCCCTCGGGCAGCTAAAGCCATACGAGAAAAACTCGCGGACGCACACAGAGGAAAACATTTCGCAGATAGCAAAGTCTATCAAGAAGTGGGGCTGGACGATGCCAATACTTGTGGACGAGAATGATGTGATAATGGCTGGGCACGCCAGATACGAAGCGGCAAAAAAAATCGGCCTAAAGGAAGCGCCGTGCTTAACGGTGAGCGATTGGTCTGATGAACAGAAAAAGTCATATGTCATTGCGGATAACAAGCTGGCGCTTAACTCTGGCTGGGATTATGAATTACTCGCTTCTGAGATTGAAGAATTAAAAGCGATGGAATTTGATGTGGCGGCTTTGGGCTTTGGAGAGGCAGAGCTGGATTCAATCTTCAAAGAAGATATTGATATGAGCATCTTGGATGAGCTTGATGACATGGAGTTGGATGACTTTGAGGAAAACGTCAAAAAAGCTATCCAAATTGAGTTTGAGCGAGAACATTTTGGCGAAGCCCAAGACTTGATTAAATTCTGGCGGGATAAGGGTGCTTATGTTGGTCATATGATTATGATGTTTCTTAAGCAGGAGAAAGAGCGTTTATGATTGTTTGCATACCTACGAAGGGGCGGCCAAATACTGCGACCTATAAATTATTTGAGGCCAGCGGTGTTGAGTTTTACCATTTTGTAGAGCCGCAAGAGCTCAGCGCCTATGATGTTCCAAACAAGATTGACATTGGGGCAAACGATAGGGGCGTTACCTATGTCCGAAACTTCATCACAAATTGGGCACGGGCAAACGGCCATCGCTACATTTCGGCAGTAGATGATGATATTACGGAGTTTGGGCGGGCGAAAAATAATAAAGCTGTCAAATGGCCAAATGCTGACGCGTTGTTACAAGTTTTTGATTTCTTTGAGCGTGGCTATTGGGCTGTTGGTGGCATTAACCAGAGGCAATTTGCTTGGAGTGAAAAAAAGAATTATCGCATCAATAATGGCAAGGTCAACGGCGTTAATATGTTGGATACAAAGCGATGCACTTGGGATTATGCTGAGATTGGCAAAGAAGACAGAGACCACCTGATGCAGTGTTTGGATAACAGGGAAAACTTTATTTATTTTCCTAAAACTTTTTACACTTGCCCGCCTGTCGGCACAAATGCGGGCGGCCTGCATGAATATTATGCAAGCGGCAAGGATGAGGCTGCGGCACATGAACTCTGTCAGCGTTGGGGCAAATATGCTAAAATCGTCAATCAATTTGGTCGGGTTGATGTAAGGCTCGACTATAAGCAAAAAGCGCTAGACATGGGCTTAAAGGTATTATGAAGATACTCGACTTATCCGCTATACGGAATGACGAGCATGGTATTAAGGTTGGTATGAAGTGCCCAGACCTTGAGCCCAATATCCTTGAGGACACGCTTTTTATTGAAAACGATGAGCCTGTTGGGTTCTACATTAAGGATATTGCCTCTTACTCACAACGGGCGGCCGACCTTGCTAACATTGCAGATAGCGAGTTGCGTAGTGAGCGCGTTCCTAAAACTGAGATGAGCCGTGGTCCGCAGGGCAGCAAGAAAGATAAGCTGGAACGCTTAAAGGCTGGTAAAAACCTTGTGACCCAATACAGTGCCATTCTGGGGGGCGTTGCGCCAAAGCCGCATATGAGGCGGCCATACCCGACTATCAGTAGCGTTCATTCGGTAAAATCAGCTAGGAACTTTGTCAAAGCTATGCTGCTGCTCTGTAAGGACAGCGAGAAGATAGTCAAAGAGATTATGCCTGAACAGCACGATAGGCAGAGGCAGTTAATTGCGGATAATGCGCCACCTAAATATCGGTTCGGCAATCTATTCACCAGCAGCATCAGTAATTTTAACATCGCAGCGGATTACCATATTGATACGGCAAACTTGAAGGGCTGTATGAATGTGATTATTGCCAAGCGTATGGACTCAAAGGGCGGAAACACGAATATTCCAGCTTTTAACGCCACGGTGGACAGTGCCGATAATTCGATGCTGGCATACCCAGCTTGGAAAGACATACACGGTGTGACGCCCATTACACAGCTTGCAGAGGGGGGTTACAGGAACACCCTCGTATTTTATCCGTTAGGTGCTTTCAAGCCATTTGTATAATATCGCTTGATTAGCGGAGGTAATGCTGTTTATTATGTGTGGAGTGTCACAAAGTATGTAGCGGTCAGGGCTAATGTCAAACACCAAAATTTCAGAATCAATAAAGATTTTAGTTCGTTCAGAGTTTGTTGAAGGCTACCTAGATGAAAACGAGGTGCGTCAGTTTCCTAGCTACGGGCAGCTTGCAAAGCGCCATGAGTTGCACCAAAATACGATTGGCAGTTGGGCTAGAAAAGATAAGTGGCAACAACTACGCGATGAATTTCAACAAAAGTTGAATGAGCAGACAAAGAAAGTTAAGGTGGCCAGCTTTGCGGAGGTCAGTAAGCGCCTTGATGAAAGGTGTTTAGCTGCTGCAAATGGTATGATTGCAACGGTTGGGCGTGGGCTTCAAGAGCTGCAAAAAGAGAAAACCCTCAATACGGCCAAGCTAAGAGACTTGGCGAATGCGTTACTAAGCGCTCAAAAGGCGGGTAAGTTAGCGCTTGGTGAGGCGCAAGAGATACAGAAGGTGACAGCCGATGCAGGAATCCCAGACAGCTTTATCCAACTTTGCGGAATACTGGAGCGAGTTGGAGGACGAAAGGCTGAGGACGGTAATCACGTTATCAACTGATTGGGATAACTCAGCGAGAGCAAGCCAAAAGCCGCCGCTTGGTGATTGGAACATTTGGTTGATTCTTGCGGGGCGTGGCTTTGGTAAAACCCACACGGGAGCGCGTGACGCTGCTCTATTTGCATTAAAAAACCCCAACACACAAGTCGCAGTCGTTGTTCCGACCTTTGGTGATTTGCGCCGCGTTGCCTTCGGTGGTCCAAGTGGGATATTGGAGTTTTTGCCAAAAAATGTTTTGATGCAAGGCAGGGGTCAGGGGTATAACGCGTCAAGCCAAGAAATCCGTCTGTTTAATGGTTCAAAAATTATCGGCTTCACTGCTACAGAGCCAGACAGGTTGCGCGGTCCTCAGTTTCATCACGCGTGGTGTGATGAGATTGCTGCTTGGCGCTACCCAGAAACATTTGACCAGTTGATGTTTGGCTTGCGTTTGGGTGAAGACCCGAAATGCACCATTACCACAACACCGAAACCAACAAAGCTGATTAAATCTCTTTTGAAGCGAAAGCGAACTTGTATTACAAGGGGCACAACATTTGAAAACAGCGATAACCTCGCAGAGGCGGCTATACAGCAGCTTGAGGAGCGCTACGGTGGGACAAGGTTAGGTCGTCAGGAACTTTATGCGGAAGTTCTGGAAGATGTAGAGGGGGCGCTTTGGCAATATAGCCAGCTTGACCAGCAGAGGCGGGGTAAGGATGATATGCCAGAGATGGAGCGGATTGTGGTTGGCGTTGACCCTGCCGTGACCAGTGGGGAGTCCTCAGATGAAACGGGGATTGTTGTGGCTGGCAAGGGCGCGGACGGAAGATTTTATGTGTTGGCAGACAGGAGCATAAAAGCATCACCAGATACATGGATGCGAGAAGCCCTTGATGCCTTTTACCTTTATGACGCTGACAAAATAATTGCGGAGGTAAACAATGGTGGAGACCTTGTTGAAAGATTATTGCGAACGATTGACGCTAGCGTTCCTTATAAGAAGGTTACAGCAACGAGAGGCAAGATGGTAAGGGCGGAACCCATCGCTGCCCTTTATGAACAGAAGAGGGTGTCACACGTTGGAAATTTTGATATATTAGAAACTCAAATGTGCGAATATAACGGCGAAGGTAGCTCGCCTGACAGAATGGATGCCTTAGTTTGGGCTCTTACTGAATTAAGCCGCTCAAGTGGGCAGGCAGCTTGGAGAATAAGTTAATGGGTATCCTAGACACAATCGGCAATTTTTTTATTGGTGGTTCGGACGAAAAAAAAGAAGCGCCGATGGTAATGTATCAGGGCGTTAATTCAGCACCACGTTCTGAATACACTTACGAAAACCTCGCCAAAGAAGGTTATCAACAAAACGCAATCGTGTTTCGTTGCGTCAATGAAATTTCAAACGGCGCTGCGGCTGTCCCGTTTAAGGTATTTCAGGGTGAAGCGGAGGTGGACTCCCACCCCCTGCTGTCTCTGTTGAACAGACCCAGCCCGCAATTCGCTGGGAACGAGTATTTCCAAGCGCTTTATTCTTACCTTTTGCTATCGGGTAACAGCTACTCCGTGAGGTCGGATATTGCTGGTAAGCCTGCTGAGCTGCATTTGTTGCGCCCTGACCGTGTTCACATTAAGCCCAGCAAGACACAAATTCCTGATGCCTACGAATACAAACTAGGCGGAAAGGTGGTAACATCGTATCCAGTTGACCCAGAAACGGGCAACTCAGAAGTCAAGCACTTCAAGCTATGGAGTCCCCTCGATGATTACTACGGTCTCTCACCCATCAATGCGGCGGCAATGGATATTGACCAGCACAACATGGCGGCGCGTCATAATGTTAATCTGCTAAACAACGGCGCACGCCCCAGTGGTGCGATTGTGTTCCGCCCAAAAGACGAGAGCGGTATGCCCGTCCAGTTGACGGATGCACAGCGTCAGCAGTTGCATAATGATTTGAACGCACGATTCAGCGGAACACACAACGCTGGTCGGTCAATGTTGCTTGAGGGTGACTTTGATTGGAAAGAGATGGGTTTGTCCCCAAAGGATATGGACTTCCTTGAACTTAAAAACATGAGCGCTCGTGATATTGCACTTTGCTTCGGTGTCCCTGCTCAGTTGGTTGGGGTTCCTGACAGCCAGACTTACAGCAACGTCGCTGAAGCCCGCCTCGCTCTGTATGAGGACACGATTATCCCATTGATGCGCCGCGTTGAGAGTGACCTGAATGAGTGGCTTGCCCCGCTTTATGAAGAAGGGCTGGAAATCAAATATGACTTTGACGGTATCCCAGCGATGGCAGAGCGCCGCCGTTTGGTTTATCAGAACGTGGTTGAGGCGGTTCGTGAGGGCATTATCAGCCGCAATGAGGCTCGTGACCGTCTCGGCCTTGAGTCCATTGAGGGCGGCGACGACGTTTACATCAATGCAAACTTGTTCCCGTTGGGAGCGCCTACAGAAGCACCAGCGGAAGACCCAGACGCGGATGCGGAGAAAGCTGCTGATACATATGAGGGAAAGTTTGCTAACAGCGAAGATGTTTTTGATAACATCCCTGACGCAGCAGCCAGAGCCAAGCGCTTAGGTTGCAGCGGCACGCATACCCATCAGACAGAGAATGGCACGGTAGTTATGCCCTGCTCCTCTCACGAGGAATATGAAAAGGTCGCCAAAGAAAAATCAAAGCCGCATGACGACTTGAATGATGACGCAAAAGCTGAAAGTGATGTAAATACCAAGCCGACAGACGAGATGGCCTCTAATGCCAAGCGCGGGCTTGAGTTGCGTAAGGAATATGGACGCGGCGGCACGATGGTCGGCGTGGCTAGGGCTACGCAGTTGGTGAGCCGTGAAAACCTATCTCCTCGCACGGTGCGCCGTATGCACAGCTTCTTTAGCAGACATGAAGTCGATAAGCGGGCGCAGGGTTTCCGCCGTGGTGAAGACGGTTGGCCGAGCGCTGGTTTGGTGGCATGGCTACTTTGGGGCGGCGATAGCGGTCAGTCATGGGCGCGGCGCAAGGTTGCTGAACTTGACAAGCAGCGTGACAGCCGCAAAGAGATTGAAGAACTTATGTTCCCCTGCTGTGATGATTGCGATAAAAGCTGGCCACGCCCACAGGAACAAAAAGAAGTGGTGAGTGAAAAGGTTAAGAAGGCGCTGGAGGGTAAGGTAAAGGAACACAACGCAAAGCATGGCGACAAAAAAGGCAAGCGCGTGACGTTGCGTATGTTGTCAGCGGTATTTCGCAGAGGAGTGGGCGCATACAATACGAATCCGTCTTCCGTCCGTCCGACAGTAAGCTCTAGTGACCAGTGGGCATACGCCCGCGTAAATGTTTTCCTACAGGCGGTGAGAACGGGTAAGTTCAAGAGCGGTAAGTTTGATACTGACCTTTTGCCCAAAGGCCACCCATTGAGAACAGGTGATTGATATGGATGATTTGATTAAATATTTGGTGTCTCTGGAGATGTTGTTTATTGGCTTCTTGATTGGCTGGTTCTTGCCTCGCGGCGATTTCTTAAAAGCGTTTCAGCGTGGGTTCTTATCTTCGCTACAGCGGTTCTTCAAATAGGTGTAATTTATGTTCAGCAAGCCACAGGTTCAGTTATTAAAAGCGATGAAATTGCTAGAGAGCGTCTTAGAAGGTAAGGACACAGATAAGGCGCAGCAATTCGTTTCAAAGTGGCGGGGTCGGGTGGAATCTGCTGGTGACTACATTAGAGATGTAGAATCATCAGATGACCACATAAACCGATAACGCCTTGCATCGTGACGAAATTTATCCTTATTATATTCATAATGACAGGAGAGCGGGCAGATATAGTCGGCGCACAGTTGCAGATGAAAGCGTTTGAGTGCATCAAAGCAGCCCGCGAGATTAACGTAGAGGGAAGTAATCGATGGGCGGCATGTATGCCCGTGGCCAAAGACTGAGAGGTTATTATGGTTCAACCTTCTATAACTAAAAAACAGAGAGAGCAGGCGTTAGAGGCGGTTGCTGCACATGGCAATAATGTCACGGAGGCGGCAAAGTCTCTTAATATGCCTAGAGCAACACTGGTCGGCAGATTGAAATCAGCGGGCTGGCAGCGGACAGAGGCAATGATTAACGCCGCTGACCCAACAACGGGCAACACCACAGCTGATGGTTCAATAACTATCCCCGTATTACCCGATGAAGACCTCAGCCCCGATGAGTTGGTTGAGCGCATGACAAACAGCTTTAACCGAAAAAAAGAAAACCACGAAGCGCGGCGCTGGATACCGTTAAAAGTAAACTCCAATGCGCCGATGGGTCTTGCGTGGCTAGGCGACCCACACGTTGATGACGATGGGTGTGATTGGCCTACGCTTAGGCGGCATGTTAAATGTATCCAAGAAACGGAGGGGTTGCATGGATGTAGTATTGGGGACGTCAGCAATAATTGGGTTGGTAGGCTTGCTGCTTTATACGCAAACCAAAGCGCCACAGCAAAAGAGGCGTGGAAGTTGGTTGAGTGGCTTATTAAAGAAATTGACCCGCTTATTCTCATAGCTGGTAATCATGATATGTGGAGCGGTGCGGGCGACCCCGTAAACTGGATGAAGAAGCCGCATACGGTTTATGAGGATTGGTCAGCGCGGATACAGCTTTGTTTCCCCAATGGATCAAACACCCGTTTGATTGCTGCTCACGATATGGCTGGACACTCAATGTGGAACCAGTTGCACGGACCGATGAAGCAAGCGAAGTTCCTACAGAACGCGGATTTCTATATTGCTGGTCACAAGCACACTTGGGCGTTGTCTCAGATTGAGTTGC